ATGAAGCGCTGCGGCGAAATCTGGCTCTCGATGGCGCGCGACATCTACGTCGAGGAAGGCCGCAAGATGAAGGTCGTCGAGGCCGACGAGTCGGTCGGCATGATCGAGCTGATGCGGCCGATGGTCAGCGAGACCGGCGAGGTGGTCATGGAGAACGACCTCAGCCGTGCCAAGTTCGATGTGAACGTTGATGTCGGCCCGTCCAGCACCAGCAAGCGCGCGGCGACCGTGCGCGCACTCACCGGCATGATGGCCATCACCGACGACCAGCAGACCAAGCAGGTGCTGCAGGCAATGGCCATGATGAACATGGAGGGCGAAGGCATCGGAGAGGTGCGCGATTTCTTCCGCAAGCAGCTCGTGCGCATGGGCGTGGTCAAGCCCACTGAGCAGGAGCAGGAAGAAATGATGGTCGAGCTGCAAGGCCAGCCCGAAGACCCGAACAAGATATTTCTGCAGGCCGCGGCCGAGGAGGCGATTGCCAAGGCGGCCAAGGCGCGCGCAGATACCGTCAAGACGGTGGCCGACGCAGGCCTGTCTCGTGCACGCACGGCCGAGACGCTGGCCAAGACTGGCGTGCAGGAACAGAACATGGCGCTCACAGCCCTGGAAGCAACTCAGCAGGCCGTCATGGGCCAGGAGGTGCAGCCCGTTGTCAGATGAGTGGCAATGAGTGAAAATGTGGGAAACGGCAACCACCCAGCCGTTCAAATTGGGTGAGTTTGATGGGGTCAAAGATGAATTTGAAGGCAGAAGCAGGAGAAAACGACAACGGCGGCGAGGCCGCGGTGCTGGATGACGAGCAGCAACCTGTTGAGATTGAAGTCAGCGAGGATGAGTCCGCTGATGGCCAACAGGCTGTAGGTTCCGATGACGAGCACGCGGAGGAGTCAGACGAAGTTGTGGTCTCCATAGGTGAGGAGTCGCCACCCACCGAAGAGGAAGTTCGCGCACCTGAATGGGTTCGAGAGCTACGCAAGGCCAACAGGGAAAAAGAGCGTCGAATTCGTGAACTCGAAGCAAAGCTCGCAACCTCTGCACCTGAGAACAAGCCAGTGCAGTTGGGACCGAAACCGAAGCTGGAGGACCACGACTACGATGCGGAGAGATTCGAGCAGGCATTGGACGCCTGGCATGAGCGCAAGCGGCAGCACGATCTGGAGACCGAGAGGGTGCGCCAGGCCGAGCAAGCGCAGCAGCAAGCCTGGCAATCCAAGCTGGAGGGCTACAGCAAGGCCAAGGCCGAGCTGAAGGTCCGAGACTATGAGGATGCCGAGGCGATTGCCCAGGAGGTCTTCAGCGTCACCCAGCAAGGCGTGATCCTGCAAGGAGCTGAAAACCCTGCGCTGGTGGTGTACGCACTCGGAAAGAACCCAAAGAAGGCGGCCGACCTCGCAAAGATTACCGACCCCGTGAAGTTTGCTTTTGCGGTGGCAAGACTGGAGAAAGAATTGAAAGTCACAAATCGCAGAGCAGCACCCGCGCCTGAGCGCATCGTCCAGGGAACTGGCCGAGCATCCGGCACGGTGGACTCAACCCTTGAACGGCTGCGCGCCGAAGCTGAGAAGACTGGAAACTACACCAAGGTGCTCCAGTACAAACGGCAGAAGCAAGCAGCATCCAGAAACTGATTTTTGAAATAGGAGCCAATCATGGCGAATAGTTTTTCCAAAGAAGAGCGTGTTGCGTTCGAGAACCTCCTCGAAGGCTTTCACGATGCCCTGGTGCTCTCGCGCAACGTGAGCATCTACAACACCGACCAGACGATGATGGCTCGTACCAACGACATCATCTGGCGTCCCCAGCCCTACATCGCGCAGTCGATCTCCTCGACTCCCGGTGTGGCCATCCCTGGCTACCAGGACATGACGCAGTTGGCTGTTCCGGCCACCATCGGCTTCAGCCGCACGGTGCCCTGGACCATGACTGCGCTTGACCTGCGTGATGCACTGCAGGAAGGCCGTCTGGGCGAGGCTGCCAAGCAGAAGCTGGCCTCGGACATCAACCTGGCGATCATGAACGCTGCTGCGAACCTCGGCTCGCTGGTGGTGGACGTTGGCGCTCCTGCCGGTACCTATGATGACGTGGCCCTGTGCGACAGCATCATGAACGAGCAGGGCGTGGCCAACTATGACCGCTACCTGGCGCTGTCCAGCCGCGACTACAACGGTCTGGCTGGCAACATCGCCACCGGCGCGACTGGTACCGCAGCTCGTTCGTTCAACGGCAACAAGTCGAACAGCGCATTCGAGCGTTCGTTCGTCGGCATGGTCGCTGGCTTCGAGACGTTCAAGTTCGACTACGCCAACCGTCTGGTCGGCGCTGCTCCTGCAGCTCCTGTCACCATCGACACCCAGGCCGCGGCGAACAACTACTACGTCCCGCAAGCCACCTCGACCGCCATCTCTGGCGAGACCCAGAACGTGGACAACCGCTTCCAGACCATCACCGTCAACGCGACGGCTGGTGTTGTGGCCGGCGATGCGTTCACCATCGATGGCGTCGAGGCCGTGCATCACATCACCAAGCAAGGTACTGGCCAGCCCAAGACCTTCCGCGTGGTGAGCGTGCCTGCCGGTGGTACCGACCTGGTCATCACCCCGCCGATCATCTCGGCTCAGGGTGGCTCTGATGCTGAACTCCAGTATCAAAACGTGATCGTGACCCCGAACGCTGCTGCTGCCATCACCTTCCTGAACGTGAACACTGCTGCAGTGAACGTGTTCTGGCAGCGTGATGCGCTTGAGCTGCTGCCCGGCCGCTACGCTGTTCCGTCTGACGCTGGTACCGCAGTGATGCGCGCTACCACCGACAACAACATCGAAGTGGTGATGCAGAAGTTTTACGACATCGACAGCATGACGATCAAGTATCGTCTGGACACGCTGTTCGGTGTGGTGAACAAGCAGCCCGAGATGTCCGGCATCTTGTTGTTCAACCAGTAAGCTGACGGCAAGAGTGGGGGGACTTCGGTCCCCCCATTGCCAAGGAGATCACCATGCCATTGACCAAGGGTTATTCGCAGAAGTCCATCAGCAAGAACATCTCCAAGGAGATGAAGAAGGGCATGCCGCAGAAGCAGGCTGTCGCTGTGGCGCTGAACACTGCGCGCACGGCTGCCAAGGCAGCAGGAAAGCCCAGCAAAGCACCGAAGAAGGCCAAGAAGTGAAGGCCGGCCTCTACGCCAACATCCACGCCAAGCGCGAGCGCATCGAGCGCCAGAAGGCTGCAGGCAAGACGCCTGACCGCATGCGCAAGCCTGGAACCAAAGGCGCGCCGACTGAGGCCGCATTCAAGGCCGCGGCCAAGACCGCCAAGAAACCGAAGGCCAAGAAATGACCACATTCCCCTGCCTCGTCTATCGCTCGCCTGGCTCGATCCAGCGCGCACGCTATTCCTATGACGCCATGCCGATGCATGGCCAGGCGCAACTGGACGCCAAGTTGGCTTCAGGCTGGCACATGACGCTGGAGGCGGCCATCGAGGCAGCAGGACCATTGGCAGCTCGCCACCTGATGGGTCGCAAGTCCAAGAATCCCAGGCGCACGCCTGTGAAGCAGAAACCGCCCGTCGAACGGCGCGCATCGATGGTCAAGGCTGCCAAGAAGCAAAAGCCTGCGCCAGCATTCGCACCTGAGCCTGTTGTGCCTGTCATCGAAGACAACGCACCACCAACTCGTGCAGAGCTGGAGGTCAAAGCCACCGAGCTGGCGATACCATTCAACAAGCGCACGTCCGACAAGAAGCTGGCCAGCCTGATCGAGACGGCGCTGTCGCAGCAGACATCAGGAGAGTGACATGGGATACAGCAAGCGCCAGTTCGTCTATGCAGCCTTCGAGGAGATCGGCCTTGCGTCCTACGTCTTCGACCTGCAGCCGGAGCAGCTTGAGTCTGCCAGGCGCAGGCTCGATGCCATGATGGCCGACTGGAACGGCAAGGGCATCCGGCTCGGTTACCCGATCCCGGCCAGCCCCCAGGACGGCAGCATCGACGAGCAGACCAACGTGCCGGACTCGGCCTACGAGACCATCATCTGCAACCTGGGCGTGCGCTTGGCTCCGAGCTACGGCAAGCAGGTCATGAATGAGACCAAGGCCACGGCCAAGCAGGGCTACGACACGCTGCTGCAGCGCGCCACGGCTCCGCTGGAGCAGCAATTCCCGAACACGATGCCATCCGGTGCCGGCAACAAGCCCTGGCGCGTGTACGACAACCCGTTCCTGAGTCAGCCGGTCGATCCGGTCACTGCAGGCCCGGACGGACCCATCGAGTACAACTGAGGAACACACCATGCCACAAATCAATCAACTCCCCCTGCTGGCCCAGGTATCGCCTGGTGACCAGGTTCCAATCTACAGCCCGAACAACGGTGACGCACGGCGTCTGCCGATCAGTGCGCTGCTGGCCTACTTCCAGCAGACCTTTGCCAGCCCCACGCTGGCCACCAACGTCTACACGCCTGGCACCGGCTTCAACCTGGCCGTGCCGACACCTGTGTCGCAGCAGCAGTGGATGCTGATCCAGCCGGCCGGAACTCTGGCCACTGGCACGGTGACGCTGCCGCTGAACACGCAGACGCCTGATGGCACCGAGGTGCTGATCACCACCACTCAGCAGATCACGGCATTCATGTTGGCCATCAATGGCGCAACCGCTGCCTATGGCGTTCCCCTGACGCTGGCAGCGGAGGACTTCTTCCGCATGCGCTTTGTGCAGGCCACCAACTCCTGGTACCGGATCGCCTGATCATGGCAGCCAAGAAAGACCCAAGGCTGGAGCGCGCAGGCGTCGAGGGCTTCAACAAGCCCAAACGCACGCCATCGCATCCGACCAAGTCGCATGTCGTGGTGGCCAAGTCTGGCGACCAGGTCAAGACGATCAGGTTCGGCCAGCAAGGCGTCTCTGGCAGCCCCAAAAGGGAAGGCGAGTCCAAGGCAGACAAAGCCAGGCGCGAGTCGTTCAAGGCCAGGCATGCCGGCAACATCGCCAAGGGAAAGATGAGCGCTGCCTACTGGGCAGACAAGGTGAAGTGGTGAGGCCATGCAGATTCCAATCCTGAACGGCATCTACACCGACAACGGCCCGGACTTCCGCACGTCCTATCCGGTCAACATGGTGCCGGTGCCCAAGAACAGCGGCATCAGCTCTGGCTTCCTGCGGCCTGGCGACGGCATCGTGGCCAACGGCAGCGGACCAGGCATCGACCGCGGCGGCATCAACTGGAATGGCATCTGCTACCGAGTCATGGGCAGCAAGCTCGTGACTGTGGCCAACAACGGTGCTGTGACTGTGCTGGGCGATGTCGGCGGCCCGGTCAATACGCTGGTGACGATGGACTACAGCTTCGACAGGCTGGCCATTGCGTCTGGTGGACGGCTGTACTACTGGAATGGCGTTCTCACGCAGGTGACTGATCCAGACCTTGGCGTGGTGCTGGATTTCTGCTGGGTGGATGGCTACTTCATGACCACTGACGGTGCCAACTTGGTGGTGACCGAGCTGTCAGACCCGACCCAGGTCAACCCTCTGAAGTACGGCTCCAGCGAGGTCGATCCTGACCCAGTGGTTGCTTTGGTCAAGTTGCGCAACGAGGTCTATGCACTGAACCGCAACACCATCGAGGTGTTCGACAACGTGGGCGGCGAGTTTTTCCCGTTTCAGCGCATTGACGGTGCGCAGATTCAGAAGGGCGTCATCGGTACTTTTGGCTGCTGCGTTTTCATGGAGCAGGTGGCATTCCTTGGCAGCGGCCGCAACGAGGCACCAGGCATCTACATGGGAGCCAACGCCACGGCCACCAAAATCAGCACGCAGGAGATCGACGAAATCCTGCTGCAGTACACAGAAGCGCAGCTCGCGCAAGTCAAGCTGGAGGCGCGCAACGACAAGGCGCACCAGCATCTCTACGTCCACCTGCCTGACCGCACGCTGGTCTATGACGCGGCGGCCAGCGAGGCGCTGGGCGAGCTGGTCTGGTTCACGCTGACGACCACGGTCGTCGGCTTTGCACAGTACCGTGCGCGCAACCTGGTCTGGGCCTATGACAAGTGGCTGGTCGGTGACCCACAGTCCAGCAACATCGGCTACCTGGTGGACACCATTGGCACGCACTGGGGTCAGAAGGTGCGCTGGGAGTTCGGCACGCTGATCGCCTACAACGAGGGCAACGGCGCACTGTTCCACGAGCTGGAGCTGGTCAGTTTGACCGGCCGCGTGGCGCTGGGCGTCGACCCTGTCATCACCACCAGCTACAGCCTGGACGGCCAATCCTGGAGCCAGGACCGGCCACTGCGTTCCGGCACCACAGGCAACACCAAGAAGCGCCTGGCTTGGTTCCAGCAGGGCAGCATGCGCAACTGGCGCATCCAGCGCTTCCGCGGCGACAGCGATGCGCACCTGGCCTTCGCACGGCTTGAGGCGCAGATTGAAGGGCTGCTCTACTGATGGCCACCAATCCACGCATCCCGCCACTCGGCCTGACCCGAGATCAGCTCGCCACGTTCCTGAAGGACCACGAGCAGATCAAGCAGTTCGAGAACCTGTTCGCAGTGGCTGCATCGGTGGCTCCTGATCAGGTTGAGGTCGCCACCATTCTGGCCGGCAATGCCGATGCAAAGGCTGTGCAGGCACTCGGGCAGATCGCTGCGCTGGCGCAGGAGGTGGCAGTCTGCTGCTCGATCAACGACATCAAAGGCACGCAGGCGCTGGACCAAATCGCCATGCTGGCGCAAGAGACTGCAGTCAGCATTGCGTCAGCAGAGAACAAGGCCAACCAGGCAATGGCACTGCTGTCCAGGCTGGCTGAGGCTGTTGAAGGGCTGCAGATGCTGCCACCGAAGCGCGAGTTCAAGCGCAGCCGGTATGGTTCGTTCTACGACACCACTACGCAGACTGCAACGGTCATCAACACGGCCAAGGCCATTACGTTCAACACCACAGACTTGAGTCATGGCGTTTACCTTGGCACGCCAACTTCGCGCGTCTACGTCGACACTGAAGGCATCTACAACTTCCAGATTTCTGTGCAGCTTGATTCGACAGTCGCAACGGCTGAAGAGTTCTATGTGTGGTTCAGACTCAATGGAGCTGATGTCACCAATTCAGCCAGCCAAGTGCGCATTCAGGGCAACAATGCTGAAGTGTTTGTGGCGCTGAATTTGTTTTTCAACTTGAAGGCAGGAGACTACGTCGAGGTCATGTTCAGCGTGAGCAATCTCGGCGTGCAGTTGCTGGCTTCTGGAGCTGTTGCGCCACATCCTGGCATCCCGTCCATCATTCTTACTGTCGCAAACAACATCGGAGGTATCCAATGACCGTCATCGTAAAAACCCTCGTGCCTCCCAAGCAGATGGAGGCTGTCCAGACCACGCAGTACACAGCCACTGCAGCCAAGGCGCTGATCGACAAGGCTACGGTCACCAACACCGACACAGTGAACCGCACGTTTAGCGTGAACCTGGTGCAAGTAGGTGGCAGCGCTGGCAACAGCAACCTGATCATCGACGACCGCACTGTCGTGCCTGGCGAGACCTACCTGTGCCCTGAGCTGGTCGGCCAAGAGCTAGACCCTGGTGCATTCATCAGCACCATCGCCAGCAACGCCACCTCGCTGACGCTGCGCATTTCCGGCCGCGAGATCACCTGAAGGAGTTGAAGATGGAAGACGCAAAAATGCCCAAGATGATGCTGGCCGGCTTCGGCGGCATCCCCTATGAGGAACCGTTCATCACGGCGGCCGAGAACAAGAAGAACACCCAGGTGGTGATCGACGACTGGATGCTTGGCCCTGAAAAGCCCAGCAACGAGCGAGGAGCCAACAAGCCCTACTGGATGGCGCTGGCCAAGGCCATGCAGTGCGACGAGGCTGAGGCCAGGCGCAGGCGCTGCTCCAACTGCGAGTATTACGACAACTCGGTCATGACCCAGGTGAAGATGGACAAGATTCCCTGGAACCAGTGGGACGTGGAGGCAGGCTTCCGCGGCTACTGCAACAAGTTCGACTTCATCTGTCACGACCTGCGCTCCTGCCAGGCCTGGGAAGAGCGCGAGTTCGAGGAAGATTGACCAAATGGCAGATTGTGGGAAAATGAGGGCGCTGAGTCTATCGGGCCACCAGCAGCTCATCCAACCATTGGAGGGTTGCGCGCATGGGAAGTTCTGAGTGGCTCAAAGAGAACCTGCAAAGGGTTCTGGCGCTTCCTGCGCCGGCCACTGAGTGGCTGCTGATGCTCTGGGGTGCCATCCAGGTCTTTGATGACGTGGCTGATGGCGATCCTGTCGAGCGTGAAGACCTCAACGCAGCCATCTGGAACACACTGGTCGGCATGAACCAGAACAGCTTCTGGGCTGCCAATTCCATCACCCTTGCGCCTGTTGTGGCGACCATGATCCTGAAGTGGCAAGGCTCTGACCAGGCCGAGCGCGCTGGCAATGCTGATGCGCGATCCTACGTCTGGCGCGCTGGCTACTACGATGTGGTGATGATGGTGGTGGCGCTGTGCCACGGCACCAAGTACGCCACAGACAATGCTCACCTGGTCATGGCGCTGTACGGTGAAACACTCGAAGACTACATGAAGGAGTTCGGCCATGCCTGATCCAGTAACCGCACTGGTCGTCGGCGGCACGCAAGTCGTCGGCGGCATCATGCAAAGCAATGCAGCCAGTGAGGCTGCTGGCGCACAAGTCGCAGCCAGTGAAGCTGGCATTGCAGAGCAGCGTCGACAGTTTGATGCTATCCAAGAGATTCTCAAGCCCTACGTCACGGCTGGCACAGGTGCCATCACTGGCCTTCAGCCTTACGCTGCTGCCGGCGCTCCTGCGCTGGAGCAGCAGCAGGCACTGCTCGGGCTGCGCGGCCCAGAGGCCCAGCAGGCGGCCATTGCAGGAATCGAGGGTGGTGCAGGCTACCAGGCGCAGGTTCGCGCTGGTGAAGAGGCGCTGCTGCAGCGTGCTTCGGCCACTGGCGGCCTGCGTGGCGGCAACATCCAGGCGGCTCTGGCCCAGTTCCGGCCGCAAATGCTGCAGGCCGAGATCGAGAAGCAGTATGGCCGTCTCGGCGGCCTGACAGCACTTGGCCAGACCACCCAACAGAACATTGCACAGCTTGGCCAGGCATCGGCTGCCGGCACGGCTACGGCCGGCCTGCGCACTGGCGCAGACATCGCCAATCTGATGGGACAGCAAGGCGCTGCACGAGCTGGCGCAGAGCTGGCGCAGGGTCAGGCTTTTGCCAACGTGCTTAATCTGCCGGCCCAGTTCCTGGGCATGCAGTACGGTGCCAAAGTCGGCACGCCAGGCTTTGGCAACATCTTCAGCGACATCAGGCTCAAGAAAGACATCCAGCGCATTGGCACCAGGCCGGACAGCCTTGGCGTCTACGAGTTCGAGTACGTCTGGGGTGGCGGCCGACAGGTCGGCCTAATGGCGCAAGAAGTGCTGGGCGTCTATCCTGACGCTGTGGGCGAGTCCGGTGGATACCTCACCGTCGACTACAGCAAGGTATAAGGGAGCCTGACATGGTACAGCCAATCAACTACCAACTGAATGTTCAAAGCCCCTTCGAGGCGGCACTGTCTGGCTTCAAGATCGGAGCCACCATCGCTGACATCTCTGCACAGCGCCAGGCCCAGGAGGCCGACCTGCAGCGCAGACAAGCACTGCAGACGCAGGTCCAGGCTCTGATTCAGAACACAAACCCGACTGCGCGTGATTTCACCAACGTGGCCATGCTGCTGCCCAAAGCAGAGGCTGATAGCATGCGCGCCAACTGGGAGACGCTGTCCAGAGATCGTCAAGAGAACGAGCTGCGCTTCGGCGGCCAGGTCATGTCGGCCTTCAGCTCAAACCAGCCCCAGATCGGAATCCAACTCCTGCGCGAACGTGCCACGGCTGAACGCAATGCCGGCCGCGAGCCACAGGCCAAGGCCTATGAGACCTGGGCGCAGATGGCCGAGGTCAGCCCCCAGAGCGCACAAAAGACCATCGGCATCATGCTGGCCGGCGTGCCTGGTGGCGACAAGGTGCTGACCTCGTCGATCCAGGCGCTGAAAGCACCGGCTGAGATTCGTGCTGGAGAAGCAGGCGCGACCAAGGAAGAGCTGATCACGGCCAACACTCCGACCCGCCTGGCGCTGGAGAACACGCAGACCGCGGCCAATATCCGCAACCTTGACAGCCAGATTGCAGACCGTGCTGGCAGGCTGGTGCTGGATCAGAACCGTCTGAAGCTGGACCGCGACAAGCTGCAGTCTGATGTGGAGTTGAGGCTTTTCGAGCTGAACCAGAAGGGCGGCCAGCTCGATGCCAGTGCCACCAAGATCGTCAACGACTCGGCGGTGGCTGCAGTCGGATCGGAGCAGGCCGCAGGTCGCATGCTGGACCTGGCATCTCGCCTGGAGCAGCAGGGCGGCGGCTATGGCACATTCAGTGGCATCAATTCGTGGTTCAGGAACGCAACCGGCAATCAGGACGCCTGGACGCAAACCCGTCAGGAATACGTCAGGCTACGCAACACGCAGGCCATCAAGTCGCTGCCTCCTGGTCCGGCCACTGACCGAGACATCGAGCTGGCGCTCAAGGGCTTCCCGGCTGAAAATGCAGATGCCAAGACTGTCGCATCATTTTTGCGCGGCATGGCCAAGATGTCGCAGTATGAGGCGGTGGCCGAGAGCGCCAAGTCGGAATGGGTGAACTCGGTCGGATCGCTCGGCCGTGCCACCCGCGACATTGAGATCGGTGGCGTCCAGGTGCCTCGTGGCACCACCTATGTGGACTTCGCTCGCCAGTTCATGGACCAGCGTGCGCAAGACCTGGCAGCCACACAGGCCGGCCGTGCGGTATCCGGCCGAGGCTACATGCGCTGGGCGCAGCCTGAGACTGGTGCTGTGCCTGGTGCTGCGGCGCCGGCAGCGCCTGCACCTGCAGCGCCTGCGCCAGCTCCAACCCTGTCTGTGCCTGCTGCGCCAGTCCCTGCAGCTCCTACCACACCAATGCCTGCAGCCGGCGCTGCAGTACCGTCTGGTGCGTCTCCCGTGCCGATGCCAGGTCCAGGAGCCTTTGCACAGCCTGCTCCGGCTGCGGCACCTGCAGCAGCAGCCGCAAACCCGGCTGATGTGGCGGCCAAGACGCAACAGCTTGAGACGGTGGTCAAGCGCCTTTTGAATGACCGCATCGTTCAATCTAGTTCAGGTCTAAAAGAAGCTCTGGAGGCGGGCGTGCGTGAACTGTCTGGCGAGCTGCTTGGACTTGGTCTTACAAGACAACAGATTGAGGCCATCATCATGCGCGCCAGCGAAGATCGCAGCACGTTCAAGAGATAAGACATGGCCACAAGAGACATCCCAACCAGCTACAAAGACCCGTTCTGGTCTGATCTGGCAGCCAACACCGAGCAGAGGCTCGGGCTGCCAAGCGGCCTGCTGGTCTCGGTGCTCACCCGCGGTGAGCGCTCCAATGCTGACCAGGTGTCAGAGGCCGGTGCTCGCACGCCTTTCCAGATCATTCCTGCAACCCGCAAGGCGGTGCTGGACAAGTACGGCATCGATGCCTACCTCAGTCCAGAGAACGCGGCCGAGGCTGCTGGCCGGCTGCTCAAGGAGTCGCTGGACCGAAACCAGGGCAACATCGTGCTGGCGGCGGCCGAGTACCACGGCGGCACTGACCCCAAGAACTGGGGACCACGTACCAAGTCCTACATGCAGCGCGTCTCGCAAGGCGTGCGCGAGTTGACTGCACAGACTGCTCCAGCGGCGCAGCCAGCAACCATTGCGGAGGGCGGCACGACCAGCACGTTTCAACGTGCTCTTGGTGCCAGCAGCATGGCTTCTGTACCGCAGGATGCGATTGCCAGGGTCTACCAGGCCTACAGCACCGGACAGATGACGGCTCAAGAGGCGGCTGAGTTCGAGAACGATGTCAAGGCTGGCAACATCATGCTGCCTCGCGGCGCTGCGCTGCGCGGCCAGGCCCAGCCACAAGGCGCACGAGCCACCATTCCTGAGCTGCCGGCTCCTGTCCTGCAGGCCTACAGCACCGGCCGCATGACGCGCGACGAGATGATGGAGCTGGAGCGCGATGTGGCCAATGGCATGGCCAGAGTGCCTGCCGGCTTCCAACTTCAGAAGACTGAACCGATGGGCGTGCTTGGTGGCATCCGCGAGGCAGTCACCGGCACCGAGCGCACCACCCCGACGACCGAGGCTCTGCCTGACTGGGCAGGCATGCCTGAGCTGAACAGCTTCAGCATGGCCAGCTTCAAGTCGGCCCTGGGCACAATGATGACCAACCCGCAGGAGACTGTGCAAGTCATCCAGGCCAATTTCCCCGGCGTCAAAGTGGCGCAGGACGAGAAAGGCAACTTCGTGCTGCAGTCGTCCATCGATGGCCAGTTCTACGCCATCAAGCCTGGCTTCCAGGTCAGCGACATCCCGCGCGCTGCTGGTGCGCTGGCGGCTTTCACTCCTGCCGGCCGTGCAACCACCATCCCTGGCGCTGTCGTTGCCGGTGGCGCAACCCAGGCCGGCATCGAGGCCACCCAGGCTGCCACTGGCGGCCGTTTTGACACTGGCGAGGTGGCACTGGCTGGAGCACTCGGCGGCGCTGGCCAGGCCGTCACACGCATTCCACAGGCCGTCAGAGCTGTCCGAGGCGGCGAGGTGCCACCTACCCCTGCAGCAGCTCCTGGCGCGGCTCCTGTGGCCCCTGCTGGGGCTGCGGCTGCCCCTGTGACGCCTGCAGCAGCAGCTCCTGGTGCTCCGATGGGAACAGCAATGGCTCCGGCAACTCCAGCAGCTGCTGTGGCTCCTGCAGCAGCTCCGGCAGCCATGACCACGGCAGAGCTGGCGGCTACTACCCGCCAGGCCGCTGGCGGTGGTTTTGGCGCTGGCCGAGCTACCACAGTGCTGGCCGAGCAGGCCGCACCTGATCCCAAAGTGCTGGAGGCTGCGCGCAGGCTCAAGATCGAGCAGTACCTGCAGCCGGATCATCTGACCTCGAACCAGGCCTACCGTGAGCTGGCTCAAGCCGTCAAGTCGGTGCCTGGCAGTCAGGCCAGGGCAGCCGAGGTGGCCGGTCTAGAGCAGGTCGGCAAACAGGCAGACGATCTGATCACTCGCATCGGCGGCATGACCGATCTCAGCCGCATGAACCAGGCTGTGCGCACCAACCTGTCGCAGACGGTGGCCAATTTAGAACGCAAGGCCAACACGGCCTATGACGACCTGAGAAACAACGTGCCGGCCCAGACCCGAGGCCCTGCTGACAATGTGCTTGGGTTCGTCAACCAACGCGCTCAAGATTTGGATGGGTCTCAGAACCTCTCCAGTTTGGAAAAGTCAGTTTTGGGTAAGTTGACACCCAAGCAGATCAAGGATGAGGCCGGAAATGTGGTTGGCACTCGGTATCCGACCTATGCCCTGATTGACGATGTCCGACGTGACATCGGCGCGGCTGCGCGTCAGCAGGGACCATTCGCAGATGCCGACACAGGCCTGGCCAAGCGCCTGTATGCCCTGATCGATGACGACCAGTTCAACCTGGCCAACACGGTCGGCCGCGGTGAGCAGTATCGTCTAGCCAAAAGCCTGGTGGCCATGCGCAAGGGCTTCGAGGACGACATGGTGTCGCTGTTCGGCAAGCAACTCGACCAGAGCCTGGTCACCAAGCTGTCAACGGCCACCCAGGCGCTGACCAAAGGCGATGCCGAGAAGCTGGTCAACATCTTGAACGCCATTCCAAAGGACATGCGCCAGATGGTGGCGGCATCAGCCCTGAACACGGCATTCGGCAAGGCCACGCAGACTGGTGCGCTGAACTTCAACACCTACGCCAACTGGTACGAGGGACTGCTGCAGAACAAGCAGGCCTATGCGGCCTTGATGAACAACCTGCCGCAGCCGGCCAGGAAGTCACTGTCGGACCTCTACCGAGTGGCCGACAACGTGCGCAAAGCCACCCGCGAGCGCATCACCACCGGCCGCATACAGGCCGTCCAGCAAGAACTGCAGGGCGCTGAAAGCCTGCTTGGTAACGTCTTCAACGTGGCCAAGCGTGCAGCAATCGGAATTCCGGCCGAGGCGGCCACCAGCGCGATGGGCCTGCCAGGTGCTGGCATTGCGTCTGGCCTGACGGCAGCCTTGACCAAGGGTGCCAAGCCGGAAGTGATCAAGGCAGCAGACGAACTGATCGCATCTCCTGCCTTTCAGCGGCTGGCGGTAGAGGGTGCCACCAAGACGACACCAAACGCGGCTACAGTGAAAGCTGTGGCCATGTCTGCAGCCTTCAAGCGCTTTGCCGATGCTGCCAAGATGCCGCGCGAGATGAGCTGGCGCGAGCGCTGGCTTGTGCAATCCATGCAAGGTGCAGGACAATTTGATCAGGAGAACCAACGATGAGCACTATCTCAATACCAGCGCCCTATCCAGCTTTTGCCGACATTGACGGCCAGCCTCTTGAAGATGGCTACATCTGGATTGGCGCAGCCGGTCTGAACCCGATTGGCAATCCGATCAACGTCTATTGGGACGCTGCACAAACGATTCCTGCGGCATTGCCTATTCGTACACGTGGAGGTTATCCAGTCAACAGCGGAACGCCTGCTAGATTGTTTGTGGGAAGTGATTACAGCATCCAGGTACAGAACAAAAACGGCAGCGTGATTTACACATCGCTGCTCGATAATCTGTACTCTGGTGGTGGCGGTGGCTCTATCACTTCAAATGCCACTGGCGATGGTGTGCAGTTGATTTTCCCAGTCACATTCATACCGTCTGCGATTTACATCAACGGCATCTATCAAAACCAAAACACCTATTCGGTGGCAGGTGGCAATGTGACTTTCACACAGGCACCTCCTCAGACTTCGGTCATCGAGTTCGTGCTCGGATAAGGAGTCCAACATGCTCAAAACAGTATCGTCTATCACCAACGCCATCGGCGCGTTGAACTACAAGGGCACGTGGAATGCCGCCACCAACACGCCTGCATTGGCCTCCGGTGTTGGCACCAAAGGTGACTACTACGTTGTCAGCGTAGCAGGCAGCACTACGCTAAACGGCATCAGCAATTGGGGCGTAGGCGACTGGGTGGCCTTCAACGGCAGCGCCTGGCAGCGCGTCGAGGGTGGCGCAGACCTCAATGGCGTGAACCTGTCGGTCTCTGGCACAAGCACTCTGTCCGGCCTGACTGCATCGACTGCTCTGGCACTCGATGCCAGCAAGAACGTGGTCAGCGTCACGAACACAGGCACGGGCAACAACGTGCTGGCTACTTCGCCATCGATTGCAACGCCTACGTTGACTGGTGACGTTCAGGTGAGCACAGGCAATCTTGTCATGGGCGCAAGTGGCAAAGGGATCGACTTTTCTGCCACACCGGGCACAGGCACAAGCGAGTTGTTGAATGACTATGAAGAAGGCGATTGGACTCCAGCAGACGGAAGTGGAGCAGGTCTTGTTTTTACTGTCAACTACGCAAAGTACACAAAAGTAGGACGGCAAGTGTCTTACGTCGCTAATATCGCATACCCCGTTACTGCAAGCGGTGCTTCAGCAATAATTCAAGGGTTTCCTTTTGCTGCAGCCAATGCTGTTTTTGGAAACGTAAACTACACAACAGAACCAGCATCCAGCTTACTTTATTTTTCTGGAAACACAACACAGTTATTTTTGTTAGTCCCTGGCCTTAACACTACCAATGCACAAATGTCTGGCGAAACATTATTGTTTTCTGGAACGTATTTTATTTAATAGGAAGAAGTCATGTCTTTAACTAAAGTTTCTTATTCCATGATTACCGGAACTCCGGTAAATGTGATGGATTTTGGCGCTGTCGGTGATGGCACAACTTCCGACACTATTGCAATCAACGCTGCTGAAGCATACGCTTACGCAAACGGAAACATTTTGTTATTTCCATCTGGAAAAACATTTGCGTATAACGGTACTTTTACTTCTAGGGTGTCAATTAGTGGATATGGTTCTACATTAAAACAATTGGCAACAACAGAATCTTTGGTTGGTTTTGTTTATTACGACGATGTTGACGATGTGTTTGTGCAAGGGTTGAGCATTGACGCCAACTCCACTCGGCGCGCTTTGTATTTTCAAACTTGCAACAACGTAGAAGTGCGTGATGTGACCGTGAAGGATGCTTTGTTTGGTGGCATCGCATTTTACGACAGTGCTTACATCAAAATGTCTAACTGCACCGTTGACGGCGTCATCTTGGACGCTGTGCAGACGATTGCGGCTGATGGCTACTTGTTTGCCGCCTGTCAGAATGTGCAGGTTGTGAACTGCGTCGCCAAAAATTTTGAACGCATCGGTTTTGTTTGTGAAACATCTGGCACTGGCGTCAAGACGGACAATGTTCAGTTTCTGAATTGCATTGCAGACACTGCCTCAAACTGCGACAAGACTGTTAATGAGTACAACGCAGCTTTTTGGCATGAGAATACGAACAATGTGTCGTATGTGAATTGCGCTGGCCTCAACATTGCTACTGGTATTGGACAGACAAGTGGCCGTGTTTTTGGCTTCAAAGCAGCCGTTGGTCCAAACAGAGTGTGTCAACAAAACTATGTAAATTGCGTTATTGATAATAATACCTCAAGAATACCTTATGCTTACGCTTTGCAAAGTACAAATGCTTATGCCAGCATAAATCTAATAAATTGTTTTGCGCGCAAATGCATCGTTGGCGTAAACATTTACGGTGGTATTGACGAAGCTAATATTAAAAACTTTCAGGTAGACGACATTGTTTGCACTGTTGGTTTACAAGGTGCAATTCAACTCGATTTGACAGTTTTTAATCTAAATAAACTATGGATTGACGGTCTTGTTGTAACAAACAAATCGTATGTTGCTGATGCTGCCGACGTATCGTTTTTTGCCAATTACGCGAACCTCAAATATTCAATTTCCAACGCAGGCACAATTTCACATGTGATGCCGACCAAGTGCAACACCGTAACGATTGACAACACGACAGTGGAGTACGGTTCAGCAACATATCCCTCATTTAGTGCCGATGAAGTACGGTTCAAAGGAAACTTTGTCGGATACCCGCGCGCTGGCGGCAACAATAGACTGATCAGCAACGGCGGAATGTCGGGGGGCACCGTTTATTTTGAGCCGGGTTCAAGACTAACGTCTGCTACAGCAACTAACCACATTGTTCCGTTATATGACCCTTCAACTGGCGTTAACGTGTACGCAAACGGCGCGGTGTTTGATTACACTGGGTTTGAAGTCGACATGACCGGCACGTTTTTGCATCAATTTTCAAATTGTGTTGTAACTAACATTGATGCCACAAAAGGTTTTTACTACGCAAATTTTTCAAGCCCAACAAAACAAGTTGTGCAAGTCACTGGATGCCGATTTAATGCGAGTAACGTAGCCAACACGCCATTTAAAAAATGGAACGTCGACCCATCGTATAGTGTTTTCCAATCCAATGTCTATAACACGACATCACTATACAACTTTGGAACTGGCGTCACTCAGGCAAACAATACTTTGATTTAACCGTACCGGCCCGTTGACCGGATTCTTGGTTTTGATTGGAGATCAAAATGGCGTTAGAAAAAGTTGAAATCGTTGACCGCATCGAAGTGGTCGAAAATGGCTGTGTG